CAAATGGATTCTGCAAACAATACAGCTGAAGTAATTGATAGAAATCAAATGGTAGGACAAATATTTATCCAACCAACTAGAACAGCTGAATTTATAATTCTAGATTTCAATATAACTCCTACAGGAGTAGAGTTTTAAAAAACTAAATAGACAATATTTATAATAAACATAAAATAACATGGCAGTATTAGATCCAAACGAAATAATGTTCACCGCATTCGAACCTAAAGTACAAAATAGGTTTATTATGTACATTGATGGGCTACCAGCTTATTTAATAAAATCAGCTAGTGCACCAGGATTTGAAGCAGGTGAGATTATACTAGATCATATCAATGTTTACCGTAAAGTAAAAGGTAAAGTAAGATGGAATGATATGACAATTAGCTTATATGACCCAGTAACACCATCAGGTGCTCAAGCAGTAATGGAATGGGCACGTTTGGCTCACGAATCAGTAACCGGTAGAGATGGTTATTCTGATTTCTATAAAAAAGACTTAACATTAGACATCCTAGGACCTGTTGGCGATATCGTCGGAGAATGGGTAATTAAAGGAGCTTATGTTAAAACAGCAACATTTGGAGAATACGATTGGTCTAATGAAGCCGCAATTGATTTAAGTTTAACACTTGCAATGGATTATTGTATATTAAACTTCTAATAACTTTTTACCCCTCCTACCCTTGAATTAGGTGCTCTTTTGAGCACCTTTTTCTTTTTTATATATTTATATCCACAAAATATAGTTATTAAATGGAAAACGTTACAGAAAAACCAAAATTTAAATTCCCAACTGAAGTTGTTGAATTGCCCTCTAAAGGATTAATATATCCTAAAGACAACCCTTTATCTAGCGGTAAAATTGAAATGAAATATATGACTGCTAAAGAAGAAGATATTTTAACTAATCAAAATTATATTTCAAAAGGTGTAGTTTTAGACAAACTTATTGAATCATTAGTTGTTTCTAAAGTAAATATAAATGATATTGTAATAGGAGATAAAAATGCATTATTAATTGCATCTCGTGTATTAGGGTATGGTAAAGATTATACTTTTAGAGCTCTTAATTCAGATTCACGCCAAATTGAAGATTTTACTGTTGATTTAACAACTTTAAAAGATAAAATATTAAAAAAGAAAGATTTAATTGAAGAAGGTATAAATAAATTTAATTATGAATTACCTCATTCTAAAACTTCTATTACTTTTAAAATATTAACTCATGGGGATGAAAAAAAGATAGAAAAAGAAATTCAAGGTTTGCAAAAAATTAAAAAAGATAGTGTTCCTGAAATATCTACTAGATTAAAATATATAATAACTTCAATAGAAGGAGATAGTGAGAAAAAAACAATAAGAGAATTTGTAGATAATTACATGTTAGCTAGAGATTCAAGATCTTTACGTGAAGAAATTAAACGTATATCACCAGATGTTGATTTAACATACATTGGGGAAGGTGCAGAGGAGGGCATCAATATCCCCGTCAATCTTAGCTTTTTTTGGCCTGACGCCTAAATACAGGCAAAATGTATTTTCTCAAATTCATGAAATTGTTTTTCATGGTAAAGGAGGTTATGACTGGCATACAATTTATAATATGCCTATTTGGTTAAGAAATTTTACTTTTAAAAAGATTGAAGAATGGTATAAAAAAGAAGAAGAAGCAAATAATAAACAAACTAATATCTTAAAAAATAATCCTAAAGAAATATCAAGACCTGATATAAATCCCAGTAATGTATACAATGCATCAGTGCCTACTAAAAAGTAGGCACTTTTCATATTTATATTAGAGAAATACTATTTAATGGCTACTCCAGAAGAAGAACAAAGAATTAATGATATACTTAACGAACGTGTAGGTATAGAACAAGAATTATTAAGTAATCAACAAGATTTATCAAATGTTATACTTGATCAAGTTAAAAATTTAAGTTTTTCTAAAGTTGAACAATCTTCTATTAGATCTATTACTAGGGACCTTGCTAAAACTGCCCAAGAAAACTACTCAGTATCTTTAAGAGAATTAGGTACTAAAAAATTAACAAAAAAATTAGAAGAAGATAAAGAAAGAATTGGAAAAAGAATACAACAACTTAGCCAAATAGAAGTTAAATCTTTAACTAATAACAAAAGATTACAAGCTGAAATACAGGGAAGTATTAATGAACAAGTAGAATCAGCTAAAAAACAATTAGTAGCTACAACTGCATTAGCTGACCAATCAGAAAAAATAGGAAATAATTTTGGAGTTGATGCTTTTCAAGGATTTTCTTCTTTAGCCCAAAAAATCCCAGGTCTAGGTAAATTTTCAAAAGAATTTGCAACTGCCGCTGATACAGCTAGAATATCAGCTGCTGGTGGGGCAAGCAGTATTACTGCTTTTGGAAAAGGTTTAGCTTCAGCTGCAAAATCTATAGGTCCTTTATTACTTTTAACCCAATTAGTTTCAACACTTATTTCTCTTGATAAATCAAGTGGTGAAGTAGCTAAAAATTTAGGAATTTCTTATGATGAAGCTATAGGTCTAACTGAAGAACTATCACAATCAGCTGAATTTTCTGATAATTTATTTGTTAATAGTGCTAATTTATTAGATGCTCAAGTTCAAATAAGTCAGGTTTTAGGTACTAATGTTAAATTAAATCAAGATTTACTTAAATCACAAGTTGAATTAACTAAACAAGCTGGATTTTCAGTAGAAGCAGCTACTACATTAGCCACTTTATCTTTAGCTACTGGTGATTCTACTGATGAAATTACTAAAAGCTTTTTAGGGCAAACTGTTGCCTTAAATACTCAAAATAATGTTCAAGTTAATTCTAAACAATTATTAGAAAGTATAAATAAAACTTCTAAAGGTACTTTAGCTACATTTGCTAATCAACCTAAAGAATTAGCAAAAGCAGCATTCCAGGCAAGAAAGCTAGGTTTAGAAATTTCTACTTTAGAATCTATGGCTGATGGTTTATTAGATATAGAAAGTTCACTTACAGCTGAATTTGAAGCTGAAGTAATTTCAGGGAGACAACTTAATTTAGAAAGAGCAAGATATTTTGCTTTAACTAATGATATAGCCGGTGTTGGTAGAGAAATAGAAGCTCAAGGTATTACTCAAGAATCATTTGCAAAAGCAACTAGAATTGAACAGGAAGCATTAGCCAAAGCTGTTGGATTATCTAGAGATCAGTTAGGTGAATCTTTAATATTACGTAAAGGTTTAGTAGCAGCCGGAATGGATAATGCAGAAGAAGCTAAAAAAGAATTTGAAAGATTAAAAGCAATAGGTGGGGAACAATATGCTATTAATGAATTAGGTGATACTGAATATGCTAGGCAATTAGCATCAGTATCTGCTCAAGAAAAATTTGCAGAAGTTACAAATAAATTAAGAGATGCTTTTGTAAGTATAGCAGGTCCTTTATTAGATATAATTAATCCTATTGTTAGTATATTAGCACCTATTTTAACAGGTATTGCTGCAACAGTTGGGTATATAGTAGAAGGATTTAAAGCTGTAGCTCCTGCATTAAAAGTTATAGGTATAATATTATCCCCTATAATAGCATTAATTGGAGCTCTTGCAGTAGGTAGTATAGTTACTGCAGCATATACAGCTTTAGGAGGATTACCCGTTGTAGGTCCTCTATTAGCTTTAGCAGCAATAGGTTTTGGAGTAAGTAAATACAAACAAGCTACACAAAGTGTAAAAGATGGGATGGCTCCATCATCAAAAGGTCCATTTACTATTACCGATAGTTTTGGTGCAACTGCAATTACAGCTCAAGGTGATGGGTTAGCAGTATCACCTAACATTATACGAGAAGAAAGTATAAATGTTACTCCTAACATTATACGAGAAGAAAATAGAAATACTACCCCTTCAATTGATTATGATCAATTAGCAAATGCAATTGCAATGGGTGCTGAAAAAGGTACATCTCGTGCTAATATAACAACAAATTTAGATGGTGCTAGAGTATCAAATCGTTTACAACCACCATTAGCCGTAAATACAAGGAAGTATTCGGTTTAAAATATTTATAATAAACAAAAATTAATTAATTATGGCAAATTCAATATTAGGACAACAATCAACATCTAATCTAAGCCCAGAAGGAACAGGTCAAAATGTAGAACCTACTGCTACAGCTCAAGCTGCATCAACATTACATGATATAACATCAGCAGATAACATTCCACCACTTCCTTATACAGGACCGGCACCACTTAAATTTCAAAATCCATTAGTGGATTCACTTTTAAATGGGGAATCAGCACTTACAAGAGTAAAATACGTAGATAATTTACCTAAGTAATGGCAATATCTCCCTCTGGATCATTATTAGATATCTATAATAACCCCCAGAGCTTTGAATTCCAATCGAAAAATTTAAAATACGATAAGGATATTAGAGGTGGTGGTTATTCTGGACAACCCTTTATTAAAAGAGTTGCTCCGGATGATATCGATAACCTAAATACTTTAACAACAGAAGCACTTAGTTTAGATTATCCAATTAGAGGTGGATCATACGAAGAATTAGCTGCAAGAGAAGATTTTGCACGAATAGATCGTTTTTTATTATCATATCCTAGAGGTACTGCATTTTTAGATAAGCAAGCAGGTTTAATGCTTTCTAATCCAAGAATCCAAATGGCTAAGTCAGGTGGAGTTTTTGCAAATCAAGCTTATAGTGATGGTCGTAACTTAATGAATCAAGTAGCTGATGCAGGTACAGGAATAAGAAC